TCCGCCTCAAGGACAACGAGCTTAAGGATGCCATCGACCAGTACACCACCAAGCGTGATGCACAGGGTCAGGGCGGCAACGTTAGATTTCGACTATTCATGTCGAAGAATGGCAAGCCATGCCTAAGCGTATGGGATCCTAACAGTGAAGCGGCGCAAGAGCGTCGGACAGCAACTAAATCCGAGGGGTCTTCTGACCTTCCGTTCTAACAGATTTATTTGTCAGGGATGGGGGGTAGGGTGAAAGCTCTACCCCTTTCTTCCCTTTAACATTATGGGACGACCTATATACTCCATGACCGCAAAGGTCACCACGATTAAGAATAAGCGACCACAGTCTAGAAGCGTGTGGATCGTAAGCCAGTACAACGAACCTATGGACATCATGAAGAACGATGGCAAAACAATGTCTAGGCTTGAGAGGGAACTATTCACAGCCAAGGCTAAGAACAAGACCATTGTGATTGATTCCATAACTTCGATAAAACAAGTTGGAACAACATCACGACCAAATGAAACATAGCGACAAACAAGTAGGAGGCAAGCACTACAAGGAAATGAAGATTCAACCCACTGACTTCATAGCCGCCAATAACATACCCTTCATAGAGGGAAATGTAATTAAGTACGTATGCCGCCACGAATTTAAGAACGGCAAGGAGGATGTGCTTAAGGCTATCCACTACCTAAATTTATTACTCGAATACAAATACTCGGATGAACGTAACGATATACAAAGACCTGTACAAAAAGTCCAAGGCGGATGCCCATGTGATTCCGATTGTGACTGCCCTCAAAAGAATACAGGAGGGGACTTCTGCGCCAACGATTGAAGCTGTTCGTGGTGGAGAAAAAGATTTTAAAAAGAGCCTACCCGTTGTGTTGTTCAGCGGTGAGTTTGGCGACAGGAAAGACCAAGCAATTGAGAAGCATAGCGGATTCATTGTTCTGGATTTCGATCACATTGATGTTAATGTATCCAAGGCTCTTCTCAGTACCGACCCGTATGTATACAGCTGTTGGGTATCTCCGTCAGGCGATGGGCTCAAGGCGTTAGTCAAGATAACCCATCCTGAGAGGCATCGCGATCACTTCCGTGCATTACGTACATACTTCAATAAGCAGTATGACCTAGAGGTAGATGAGTCGGGCATCAACGAATCCCGTGCATGCTTCGAGTCATACGACCCAGACATCATCATCAAAGATGAGTCATCCACCTTCGGGGCATTCGCAACCGAGAAGAGTGAATCACAGGTAGCTGTCTCACAATCAGGGGTTTACACCGATTACTTAAAGTTAAATCTAGCTGCGCGTATGATACGTCAGTGCGATGACGGGGAGAAACATGCTACCCTTCTTCGTGCTGCTAGGCTGTGTGGTGGGTATGTAGCTGCTGGGCGTATGGAGGAGGACGAGGTAGTCCGTGTACTCACTCGTGAGATACTCAAGCGTGATGTAGATGACGAGAAGCACACCATCAACACTATCCGAGACGCTATGGAGAAGGGTAAGCAAGACCCTATCCGAGCTACTATCGACGACGAGAAGAAGGCACAGCGTGAGATGTTGGTGAATGATGGGGACATGTCTTTCATATCGTCAGATGACGAGGACTTCAGATGGATTGATGACTACGCAAACGGACGCATACCTGTAGGTTTAGACACAGGAGATACCGATCTAGACCAATACTTCAGGTACAAGCGAGAGTTCACTATCATCAATGGGCACAGCAACGTGGGTAAAACTACTATGGCTCTGTACCTTATGGTCAACGCTACCGTGCGGCACGGCTGGAAGTGGGTTGTGTACTCATCAGAGAATCGTACAGCCTCGCTAAAGATGAGCCTTATACAATTCGCTCTTAACAAACCAATCAGTTCTATGAATTACATGGAGCGCAAGAAGGCATACGAGTGGGTTGGCAAGTACTTTACTGTAATCAGTAACAAACAAGTGTACAGCTACTCAGATATTATTGTGTTCCTTGAGAAGGTAATGAAGCAACAGGAGGTAGATGCTGTATTTATCGACCCGTACAACAGCCTTAAGCTCGACATGGGTAAGTCAGGTATTGGTGTACACGAGTATCACTACGAGGCGGCATCTGAGTTCCTTACATTCTCTACAGCAAATAACATCGCGGTATGGTTAAACATGCACGCTGTTACAGCTTCACAGCGCATCAAAGGTGAGGATGGGCTACCTGTAGCTCCCTATGCCGAGGACACTGAGGGTGGAGGTAAGTTCGTCAATCGAGCAGATTCGTTCTTGACTATACACAGAAAGGTACAGCATCCAACCCCTGCGGAGCGTAAGATCACAGAGTTTCATGTACGTAAGGTGCGTGACGTTGAGACAGGTGGTGAGCCTACTCCGCTAGAAGAGCCATTCCGATTTGAAATGAACACATCGAGAACTGGATTCCGTGCGTTTAAGACTCAGAAAATGATGTTTGAGTCTGTTGATTTAGAGGGTGGAAAGCAAGAACCCTTTGTTTTTCCCGTGAACTCTTCGTTTTTAGACAATTAGGCTGTAACTTAGCCTGAGTGAAACGACAGAAAAGCGGGACTCCTAAGCGTAAATCAGCAAAAAAGCGCAATTTAGGTAAGTATAAGAGCGGATTAGAGAAGACATGTGCAGACTTATTGTCTGAGCATAAGCTTAGCTTCACCTATGAGACTCATGAGTACATGCTCATGGAGAAGTTTAGGTATCCAGGAACTTACCTGAAGATGACTACTAAGCGGAAAGACTTGTCGGATCGTAGCGGTGCGATAGTCCTTCCCATTAAATACACTCCAGACTTCGTAGGACCAAACGGGGAATGGATTATCGAAACCAAAGGGTACACTCCTTCGCATCATGACTTTCCGATGCGTTGGAAGCTGTTCCTTAAGCACTTGATAGACTCAGGAGAACCAGTCCCAGCTTTGTTCATCTGTAAAAACAAACACCAGATTGAGCAGGCTATAGTAAAACTTAAAGAACTAGGATATGGCAAAAAACGAGCTAACAAAAGAGCAGCTAGGAGCTAGCTACAGGATAGCCACCACAAGGCTTCATGAACTCATTGATGAGTTTTTCGAAGAGCTATTCGACGAAAACGGAGATCCACGTGAGGACTCTGGAAACGTAGCTAATATGGTTGCGGGCATTCGCATAATGATGAATGAAGAGCTAGACCTTGTAAAGGAGGCTTCATTTGAACACTCTGAAGCAAACCACGATGCAAAGTCAAAACAGGAAACGATATTCGTTCTCAACAGGAAGGGTAGCTGAAGTTCGATTCGAACGCGCAGCAAGAGACCTTGGTCTTCAAGTCATAAAATCAGGCAGAAAGGATGATGTGCATATGCATGTTGACTTCTGGATGCAGTATGAAGGCATCGAGGGTAAGTGGGGTGTAGATGTAAAGGGCAATAACTTACCAGATGAAATTTGGTGTGAGTTTAAGAACGTAGCTGGCAACCCAGGATGGATGTATGGTGGTGCTAAGATTATAGCATTTGACATGCCTGAGGAGGGTGGATTCAGTATCGTAGATCGAGAAGACTTAGTGTCTTACTGCGAGGAGAATGTGGAAGATGTATTTGTGTCGCATAAGCGAGATTCATACAAGAAAAAGTACACTCGAAAAGATCGAGAGGATGTCATAACAACACTTAACTTGTTGGACCTCAGGTCTTTAGAAACGTACAGGGTGTGGAAGTATTTTAAGGACTATTGACTATCTTAGTAGTCCGTTTTTAATTTTTTAATTTTTTTACTATGTATGATCCTTCACTTGTCCCTTGGGGCGAGGTAGGGTATGCTGTCTATAAGCGTACCTATTCCAGACAAACTGCCGATGGCAAAACAGAAGAGTGGGAGGACACCGTTGATCGTGTGATTGATGCGTGTCGTGACCAACTCAATGTAGGCTTTTCCCAATTCGAAGAGGGAGAGCTGAAGAAGATAATGATGGAGCTGAAAGGCACCGTGGCAGGGCGATTTCTCTGGCAACTAGGTACTAAAACAGTTGACCGATTGGGTCTGCCTTCCTTACAGAACTGCGCATTTGTCGTAGTAGATGATCCGATTCGTCCATTCACATGGGCATTCGAAATGCTTATGCTTGGTTCAGGTGTAGGATTTAACATCCAGCGAGAGAACGTATACCAACTACCAAAGGTTAAGAACCGAGTTAAGGTAGAGCGTATAGATGAAAACGATGCAGACTTCATTGTGCCTGATAGCCGTGAGGGATGGGTAGAGCTTCTACAGAGAGTCCTAGAGGCTTCGTTCGTTACAGGTGAGGACTTTACATATGCTACACATCTCATTCGATCCAAGGGCTCTGCCATTAAAGGATTCGGAGGGACAGCTTCAGGACCTGAGGATCTGGTCTGGGGTATGCAAGAGATCAATGAAATCTTAAACAAGAAATCAGGTCAGCGCCTCAGCCCTGTTGACTGTCTTGATGTGATGAACATCATTGGTAGAATCGTAGTTGCTGGTAACGTTCGTAGGTCAGCACAGATTGCTATCGGAGACTGCGATGATGTAGAGTACTTGCAAGCAAAGCGTTGGGACCTAGGGGGTATCCCCAACTGGAGAGCGATGAGTAATAATTCTGTCGTTTGTGATGATATCTCGAAGCTGCCTGCTGAGTTCTGGGAAGGATACAACGGTAACGGAGAGCCTTACGGACTTATTAACCTTGAGGCATCACGCCGAATGGGGCGAACCTTTGAGGTTGAGTACCCAGATCCAGACGTACAGGGATTCAATCCTTGTGCTGAGCAATCTCTAGCGAACTTCGAGACGTGCTGCTTGGCTGAGATTTATCTTCCGAACATTGAGCATTACGAAGAGCTTAAGAAAGTTGCGCGTTATCTTTATAGAATTAACAAGCATAGCTTGGCTATCAAATGTGCTGTAAAGGAGACTGAGGATATCGTACACAAGAATATGCGTATGGGTATCGGAGTCACTGGATACTTGCAAGCGACTGAAGAACAGCGCTCTTGGTTAGCTGACTGCTATGATTACCTACGATCATATGACAAAGAATACTCTGAACTGGCAGGATATCCAGCATCCATTAAGCTTACAACAGTTAAGCCATCTGGAACGCTTAGTCTTCTTGCTGGCGTTACACCAGGAGCTCACCCTGGATACAGCGAGTACTATATCCGACGAATCCGCATGTCAGCTGATAGCAGTCTGGCACATGCCGCCAGGAAGCACGGGTACCCTGTGGAATTCGTGTTGAACTTTGACGGCACAGAAGATAAGTCTACTATCGTTGTAAGTTTCCCTTGCAAGTTCCCTAAAGGAACCATGTTTGCTAACGACATGACAGCCTTAGATCAATTAGAAGTGATCAAGCGTCTGCAAGCTGAGTGGTCTGACAATGCTGTATCGGTTACTATTTACTACCGCAAAGAAGAGCTAGATGGTATCAAGGAG